TTGCAGATTCCGATCCTCTGCGTTATGGTCGCTTGGTCGAATTTAAGTGCCCGATGAGTCGTGTTCGCAAGGATGAGATCCCGATCTATTACGTGGACCAAATGCAGATGCAGATGGAGTGCACGGGGATTGACGAGTGCGAGTATGTTGAGTTCCGTTTCAAGCAGGTGAACTTTACGGCCTGGGATGAGAGCACACTCAAGAAGGGAGTCTTTGCTGTGGATGAGAAGGAGAAGGTCGAGTACAAGCCCGATGACATTGATCTCCATGACTGGCAGTGTGCGCTCCAGGGAGATCAGCAGTACGTGTATTGGGTCCTCTCAGATATCAAGGAGGACTTTGTTCCTAAGGATCCTAACTGGCTGCCTAGCCATCTGCCCGATCTGAAGGCCTTCTGGGATGATGTCGTTCGTCACCGTGAGAACGGAACAAAACCAGAGCCACTTCCTCCTAAGGTGCCGATACTCGACATTTAATCCACTGCCAAACAGTGCGTGGTGGCGCAAACTTGGTATTCCATTCATCAATTGTGTATTGACTCCCCATGCTCAAGTTACATCTCGAGCAAATCGGGATCAAATTTTGAACATCAGTTTTTCCACCTTTGGCCTCTGGGATATTGTGACCACATTGAAAGTCAAACACATTCATGGTATTCGTACACCACGAGACCTTGCATTTGCTTTGAAACTTTGGTCCTATACGAACCAACCAAACCTGTTCACGAAGTGCTCTTGGGATTTTTGATTTCATTGGTTCTTCTTACTTGCGACCCTTAAGCTTCTTGCTCCTACGCCTCCGACGAGTTTTACGGCCACCAAGGTTGTTCATCTCAGTAATGATATCCTTGTGCATCGGATTAACAATTTCATTTAACTTTTTAGACCTTTCCATTTCAACCTTAACACCCTTTATCTCTTTTTTCATACGAGCATCCTGATCTTTCTTAAGTGCAGCAGTTTTCTGCTTCATTTCAGCAAGATATGCGTCATCATCGCACGTTTGCTTTGACCCGCATGCTCCCTTCCCCTTCATTATCTAATGTGCCGATTAAACTTTGGAGCTCCACTGATTCACCTGCCAAGGAGACGTGGAACCAACTGCCTCACCAACGCTGCTAGGGATCACAAAGTGGTTGGTCCGCTGAGAATAGGACGAATCCTCAAGGGCCATCGCACGCTTCTGCTGGCTGGTGTCAATCATCTTACCTTCAGGGGGTCCACCATAGAACTTCTCCATTCCAGGGACGAGTTTCAGGACAAGGGCAACGACTACAAGAGCAACTAAAAACCAGACCCACTGCTTCATTGTTCAACTACCCGAAAAAAACGAATGTCGTACTCTGTAAGTAGAGAGACTACACAATGGAGGAAACCGCACTATCTACTCTTCGCACTATGCTTGAGCGCCGTAAGCTGGCCACCACGACTGAACGGATTACAACTGACAACAAGAAGATGGAGAAGGTCACTCTCTACACAATTGGTGACGTGCTTGTCTGCTTCAGCCAGAAGGACAAGGTTCTTGCGGGTGACATCACGAATGTGTTGTCATTTGCCGAAGAAAACGATCACAAGAATGGAATCATCATGGTTGCAATGAGTCCACCGTCGGAGAATGTTCTGCGGGTCGCAAAGTCATATTCGAAGAATCGTCTAATGTTCTTCCACATTTGGCAGCTTCAGTTTGACATCACAACGCACCGCATGGCAATGCCTCACCGAATCCTTGCAGAGGATGAGCGCACGGCTGTCTTTGATAAGTTCAAGATCTCGGATCCTGAGAATCAGCTGCCATGGATTGATTCGCAAGATACGATGATCAAGTGGATTGGTGCGATCCCTGGTGATGTGATTGAAGTGACTCGCCACTCAGACACTGCGGGTCGGAGTTTGTATTATCGCTACTGCGTTGAAGATGTTAATGTCGCTCAGTAATAATGGATACTTTGGAAAACACATACCTCCAAAAGCGTTCTCGGTATGACTCGCTCATTGCACAGAATGACCCTACAAAGGTCACTGAAATCAAGAGTCTCAACTCAGAACTTGCGGCCCTCCTTCAGAAGATGCTCGTTGAGGTTTCTAGGGTTAAGGAAGACGCTGGCAAGATTGATACGTATCGCAATGAGTTAATTGCTAAGCTGATCAAGGTTCAGAATGACCACAACATCATGCTTCAGCAGAAGGATCAACTTGAAACACTTAAGCTGCTTCAGGGTCACGAGAAAGTCAAGTTTGACGCCACCTTTTTTTGGTATGCATTCTTCCTAGGAGTCGTGTCGATTGCATTTGTACTTGTATTGATGTGGAAAGGTCACAAGGCGCCTGCAATGCCTGCGATGATAAGTAGTCCAGCAATGACACCACCCTTGATGTAGAGGTGAGTGTTGTCAATGGCCTCAATCTGCTTCTCGTAGATCCTCTTTGATTGAGCATACTCACTTTCAAGTTGAGGACCCTTCTGCTTAATCTCTTTCAGAGCAGCATCAAGTTTTGTGACGTTCTTGTTACTGCGTTCATACGACTCCATAAAGTCTTTGATACGTTCGCTATCTTGAGCCACAGATGCGTTTTCCATCTCAATGACTCGGTTCATCCAGGCTGAAGCCCACTCGTAGGCAGCCTTGTGTGATGCATTACCAGAAACCTTGTATGCTGCGTAATTCTGTTTGTATATGTTAGTAATCTGGTCAAACCAAGGCGGAACACTCATTATCTTCTTGTTCCTAAAACAAAATGCCGACTTCTCCATTTGGACAGATAAACCCTCCCGTTCGCAGGGCGATGGTTGGTGACGCATCTGAACACACACGATTTGTTCGCATGGCTGCTACGATTGCACCGTATATCACACAGGGTCAGTCTGCGAGGCCTAACGGACTTGGATGGCGTAGTATGGATGCAAACCGTGACGCAAAACTCTTCTACCTGCAGTTTGGAACATACAAGTCTTTTATTCCGAACCGTTAAACAATGGGAGCAGGTACATCGTGTCCGTCCGATTTTGATCAAGGATTCTTCTCCTGCCGCATGAAGTGTCCTCCTGGATTCAAGTATGCACAGGATCCGCCTCAAACAGATAAGTGTGTTCTGTTTACGGATAATTCAAAGAGTTTCCCCCTTAGAAACCTTCCCATGGCACCTCCCACATCACCAGTCTATGACCAAGAACGTCAACGTGTTGCTACTGTGTTAGCGGGCATGACCTCGGTAGCTCCCTTTCAGGATAATGCGGCAGCAACGACACGAGACCACGACACCCTAAAGTCACAGTATGCTGGATATGCAGTTCAATCAGATGCAGGTAAGAAGATCAAGGAAGTGTCCGATACGTTAAAGATGCCTCGTCCTCATGTTCAGCCAAATGAGATTCAGACAGTGCGAACGAAGATCCTTCACCCTCCAAATATGAATGTTATCCAAACGGCACTCTTCACAATCTTGATTGCCCTTGTGGTGTTTCTGGTCATACCAACTGAGTATGCTTCTGGGGTTGCGTTCCTGACGTTGTGCATTGGAACTTCCGTCGGAATCTATCTGAGTACTAGATAATGGGAAACTGTCCATCCGAGTTTGTGGTGGCGCCAAGTGGCTTTGGATGTATTATCCAATGCCCTGCTTCAAAGAACTATCAGTTGACGGCGAACGGACAAAAGCTCTCCTGTACGTATACGGCCGACCCTTCAATCAGTGTGCCGTTGAGCGTAGTTCCAATGGCTCAAGGTCATGTAGCTAGTTACACTGCATTGCCAAACAAGTCCGTATACCAAACTGAGATTGATCGCTTTACCAACGCAATGGCAATTGCAGATGCGAAGATTGATAAGGAAGTCAAGGTAAGGACTGCATTCAACACCCTCCAGGACGCTGAGAATGCTCGTGATCAAGCACCCGATGCATACGAAGCCGCCAGGGTATCCTACTACACGATGGTCAAGGGTGATAAGTGGGTTGAAGAGGAGAGGGAGCGTATTGCAAAGATAGAGGCACAGCCAGTTGTTAATGATTTCCTCAACAAGTTCAGGGATATTCAGAATAAGAAGTCTCAACAGAAGTCGACCCTTGAGGTCGCTGAAGGTGTTCGCAATAAGCTCTTGAGCGTCCAAGGTGATCTTCAGTATTCTGTCTCTGCATTTGAGAAGCAGATCTCAAACATCAAGAACCAGATCAACATGGAGAAGAAGCAGCAGATTGAACAGGCAGAATCAACTACGTCTTGGATTGATTCATTGTTAAATTGGTTAATCGTACTTTCTACTCTGATTGCGATTGCTGTCATCGTTCGGCACTTTACGAACCGCGTTCAGTCACCTATTCCTTCTACCATGATACCAACATAATGGAGGTAACGGATCCTCGCTCAGTCGCAGACTTTCAAAAAACAACCTTTTGTGGACATCCACGATCCCACGTAGTGAAGGTTCTCCTTCAGAACGTGCAACTCGGTCATGCGGATTACGCATGTTATTGGTCTCTTGAACTTCTTTGTTCGGGACTTGTTCATAGCTTGTGGGCAACCTTCTTTGACGCCGCAGCACTTCACATCAATCGAGCAAACCCAAACGTGTTTCTGTACTTGGCCAATGCATACGAACGATATGCTCCGATTGAGCAGGTATTCAGTGTTAGCAACATGACGTCTATCCGTAACAATGTAGATGTCCGTCAGCTCGTCTGCGAGGTTGCTGCTACGCTGTCCATGTGTCGCAAAAATAAATTGCCTTCACTTCCAACAATCAAGCCTGTTCATGATTTCGATCCTCAGACCATTCAGGAGCATCTCAAAGCCCCGTCTCAGCTTTATGGGAGGCTTTCGCTTCGGCCCGCAGATCCCTTGCCTGTCGCAGTTCCGATCAACGAGTTTGTATATTGCTTACGATCCGATGTTCGTGATGCGACACGGGCGCTGTATTGGATGGCCTGGGTGTTCGCCTATTGCCGAGAGCATAAAAAACAAGCCAAGCAAGCACTCATCTTTGCAAACCGATTTGATGAATTTGTGTCGGAGCCCCATGGAGCCCATCCTGTTTGGATCTTCTGGGACGCCATCCGAAAGCAAGCTCAAGGCAACGCAAAGGCGGTCATTGAAATCCTTTACAAGATGTACTGTTTGCGATGGAGCCCTACGGAAGCAAAGTCTAAGCAGCATCTCCTCATCGCCGCCGTTGTGATTGTCTGTGAGGGAACCACGTTCGATGCAAGTGTAGTTTCTGGAAGCACAATTGCGGTTTCAAATGTCCTTCAGGGAATGCCTGGGTGGATTGATGCAATTGTGAGGATGAAGCAGAGTTTTGCCTAAAAATGGATCTAGTTTTGTAAAGTAAAGAGACATCAGCAGAATGGCAAACTTTAATCCCGAAATCTCAGCATCCAAGGTCGCAGCACTCATCGGACTCAACCCCTACCAACAGCCAAATGAGGTCATGTATGATCTCCTCGCAAAGCACCTCCCCACGAAGATCCGTATGGCCAAGATTGAATCAGATGAGCATCGTAAGGCACTGTCCAAGGTCAAGAACGATATCCTCTACACTCAGGCGGTCAAGGATCTTGTTGCAAACGGGATCCAAGCCTGTGTAGGCAAGACAGATATCACAAATGTCCTCAATGACGTAGAGAAGAAGGCAAATATGATCATTGATCTGCGGCACTCTCAACTACCGCTTGAGGTTCGTGATCTTGTCGCGAAGGAGGTCCGAGGCGCCGTTCAGAAGAAGCGTGGACTCAATAATGAGAACGCTATCCTTAACACCTACCAGGATGAGCATAAGGTTGAGGTCAAGGACCGCAACACAACCACCTTTAAGAAGACGTATGACGGCTGGCGACTGATTGGTCGCACGGATGGATACGTGGACGAGCACAAGCGAATCGTTGATTCCAAGGCACGGACTCGCTGGTGGCCACAGGTGCCGCTCTACGATGAGATCCAGATGCGAGTCTACATGGAGCTATCTGGTGCACTTGAGGCTGAGCTGTTTGAGGCGTTCCCTGACCACCGTACGCGCACGACCAAGTACCTCAATGACCCTGAGAAGTGGAAGACGATCCACGACCAGTTGGTTGAGGTGGTCGGACATATGCAGTCCGCCACGGTCAATGATGATGTCCTGCGCGATATCGTTTTCGCAAACACGGTGGTAGTGTAATAATGAAGCTTATCATGACTAGCACGATTCCTGAGGAATACAAGAACCAAAAGGGGACAACATACGAAACCAGGTATCTCTACACCGGGTTTGGTAGGTATAACGAACACGAAAAGACACTCGAGACAATTCAGGTTGATACCAAGGGGGAGTACGATTTTTTCAGTCGTCAGCAAGATCCCCAAGTATTTTCAAGGGTCTATCATACTGAGCTTGTGACGATTACGATTTATTCTACATCTCCTCGTGTGTGGAGTGAGACAATTGGGCCTGCTACCTACTTTTTTCAAGCGATCGAGCAGGTGGGTCCGCAGCCGAGCTTCTGAGCCTGCTCCGTGACAGCCTCCTTGACCTCGGCGGCCGAGATGACGCCATCACCATCCTTATCAAGCTTGCTCAGCGGTGACTTCTTGAGCTCATCCAGAAGCTCCTTGATGGCTGCCTTCAGCACATCCTTAACAATCTTCTCAACGTCGGCCTTCATTGCCTCAGGAACACCCTCGGCGACCTTCGTCTCAACTGCGGTGGGTTCCAGAACAATCTCAGGCTTAACTTCGGATTCAGACATTTGCGGTTTGTTTTATGCTTAGAAAAGGTCTAGAGTATGTAAATGGACGTCTGGAACATCCTCTCCACTGGAGCATCCACAATCATACTCCTTGGGCTCATTCATGTAGCCGTTTTCTACGTGGTACGAACGATGTACCCTCCCATTCCTAAGCCCGTTGCGGTTCCTCAGCCTCCACCACAGGTAAGATTTGAGCTTCCAGTGGAAGCACCGGCACCGCCAGTTGCACCCGAGATCCCATTGGTGACGACAAAGCTGCCTCCTCCAATTGATACTCGTGACCCTGGTCCTGCTCGTCCTTCACAGCCCACTTTCAGCGAGACTGCGAAAGAGAAGGAAGTGACGCTCCCTACGAATGTCCCAACGTATGAGAGCCTTTTATCGGCCGTATCCTCTAGTAAGGAAGGGCAGTCCAATCTCGGACCCCTTTCAGGTCCCACAGCTTAGTGGAACTCCTGGATGGATTTACTTGACACACGATAAGGAGGGTAATGCCCACGCATACTTCACTGATGCGAAAGGAGACAGGACCGATCAGCTCTCTCTGGTTATGGATGAGCGAGTCTGTTGTGACACCATTTTTAGAGTCGTTCGACTGGCCCCGAAGACTTACGTGGTTTATGATCTCTTTGTCTTGAATGGTGTTAAGGTTCATGAGACTCTGAGTTTTCAGCAGCGTCAGGAACGGATTGAGTCGATTCTTGAATTGTTTCATCACCCAGACTTGGTTGCATTGACTACGATTGCAGATGCTCCTGTTGGATCGCATGTTCGCGGCTATGAGCAATACGACAACATTCCTGGGTCAATCGGCGTTTATATTCCCGCCGTAGAGTAAATGTCTTGTTCAAGAATGGGCGGACGTCGCCGTACCCGCAAGATGCGGGGTGGAAATGGATATGGGGTCGGTGACCCGATTGCCGTTGGAGCCCTCGAGTATGTCCCTAATCGTACGTCAGTCCCCGATGGTGCTGCGTACAAGCCTACGGGCGGGCGTCGTCGTCGGTCCCGTAAGGGCCGCAAGTCTCGTCGCACTCGTCGTATGCGCGGCGGCGGCTCAGTCGCGGGCGTTGGCTACAGCTTTGGAGGCGATGGTACTGCAGGACGCATAAACTATGAGGCGTACCCGTCTAACCTGCCTCCTGGAGGTGCCTTTGCAATTCCTACTGGGACCCGCTAGTTCGGACAACTGCATCCGCAAATACATAGGGCATATACATTGAGTTATTTGTCACAATGAACGGCCCACCAACCATCTGACAATGCAAAAACATTCGCTGGACTTCAAACCGCAACTCGGTATATTCGGTATAGTCTTTCCACGTCTGGTATGCTTTCATTCCAGTCATGGCAATTGTCATCGGATCTGACTGCTGAAGTAAAGCCAAAAATAGTATTATGATAGGCATGAGAATCATGTCACTCATAAGATTTATTGTTTCAACCCACGACTCAGGGGCGCATTTCTTTCGTAGATTTATGTATCGTTCAGCGGTTTCAAACGGCTTACTCGGCAGGCTCACCATCCTGAACGATCTTTACTCCGTCCGCTGGAAACTTTACCTCCTCAAGTGTCCGAGC